TCCTGGTTTGTATGGATCATCTGTTCCATATACTTTTTTAATAATACCTGTACCAGTATTTTTTCCAACTCTAGTAATTTCTGGCGTAAACTTTTTACCTCTTCTTCTTTGTATTACTGGTTTTACTACAGAAGAAGTTTGTTTACCAACTTGTCCACCACCAGATCGAGTTTTAATATCAACTTCAGAAACTGAAGATGGTTCTTCACTGCCAGATATTGTATTATACAAACTTATACCAATTTGGTCACCAATAACACCACCAATAAGTCCACCCAAAGCAGCACCACCAGCAGCACCAAGAAGATTACCAACAATAGGAACAACAGACCCAGCAAGACCACCAACAACTCCACCCAACCAAGTTCCCAATGCTTGACCAACTCCAGCACCCACTGCAGCTGCTGCAGATTTTCCTAATGATTCTTTAAAAATAAAATATCTAATACCAAAATCAATTAAAGGACCAACGATGGGTATTTTACCCGCTATCTTACCAGCAGTTTTACCTGCAACTCTAGTTGCCCCTCTTTGAACAAGTCCAGAAAATCCACCTCTTCCTACTCGACCATCAATACCAAGTTCTTGGCGAGAAAGTTTATCTAAACGTTGTATATTCTTATTACCAAATCTTTCGGTAAATTTTTTACCCCCATATCTCCCAAGATATCTTTGTTGTGCTCTGGTACTTACTCTCCTTCCAGATCTATCAAATCCTACTTTTTGAGGTCCATCAAATTTACGATCACGCAATGGGTCTTCCCCACCCATTGTTGCCATTCCCGCAATTATTGCGAGATTCATGAATTTAGTAAATGTCGATGTAAACTCTTTAAACTTCTTCTCTCCCTGCTCACCAAAAATTTCTTCGATTTTAGATTCAACAGTATCTACTGCTCGATATCCAAAATCAATAAAAGAAACTAATTTATCCAACATTCCAGAAGCAAAATCACTTACAAAGGATATAACTGGTTTTATAAGATCAAGAAACTTCTCTAATTTTGGTAATAACTTAATTAATTTTAAAATCAAAAATCCAGTAAAAACAGTACCAATAAATTGTTTTACTTTTTCAAGAAAACTCATTCCTGGAATAGGAACCCCTGGCAATCTTGATTTTTTGCGTTCCTTTCTCTCTAACCTTTCTTCCCTTTTTGATCTTTTTTCAGATTCTCTTTTTTTACGATTTATCTCTATTTTTTTAAGATTAATTTTGATACTCTTTTTAAGTATATCCTCAACCTTAATTACATTTTCCTTTATAACTCTAACATCTTCAACTACCTTACTATCACCATCATTTAAACTTTGTTCATCAGTTTCCTGAGATAAATCTACAGCATCTCTATATTGAGTATTTTTTATAGGAACCAAAAACATTTTTGGTTGAGCGGTTGCTCTATTTTTATCATCAGATGCATTTAGAAGTTTTTTTGGATCTATAAATGCCATTTTATACTACTCCAACTAATCCGTACATTTGAATATTTTGCATTCTAGTTGCACTATTATAATTCACATCAAATGCAGAATCTATATCATTTCTGTTTAAAGATACTGGTGCAGATTTTGCAGCAGATTCTTTCTTTGCTGCTTCAATTATATTAAATTTTGTAGAAGGTGGTGGTGGAATTGCTACTGCAGTAGCAGAAGATGCTATGGTTGCTGGTTTAGTTGGTTTCACATTTGCTGTTGGGTCCCACCAATCTCCCATTCCCGTACCTTTGTGAGGACTTGATGGTCCCATTAAAGGTCTAGTATCTTTTTTAACATACCCAGGTTCTCCAGGAAGAGGAATTCTTGGAGTTCCATCTGGGAAGTATCCACCATATCTTATTGGTAACTTTTTACCTCTTCCACCAAATAATCCAGCAACATTATTAGATTTTTTTTCGGTATTATTTTTAGGTGTTTTTAATGAAGACTTATGAAATGGGGAAAAAGAATCATAATTATTTTTTGAAGATTGACTAGATGGATTTTTAGAAGAAACTATAGCATTTGTAAGTCTTCCAAGAGATGATAAAACTCCCTTGTATACTGAACCAATTCCCTTTACCATTTGAGATGGATCATCTAAGTTTGATAAAGATGGCATATTAAAATTATTATCTAAGTTATAATCACCAATCAATCCACCACCAGAAGCAAACTGAATATTATTTGCAATTCTTGGAATATTAGTTCCACCACCAGCCTTGTTTAATCTTAAAAAGAAGTTTGCACCATACTTGTCTACTGCTTTTTTAGAAATTACAACCTCACCTTTTTGAAGAGCAGTTAATTGTGTATCTGGTCCAGCACCTCTAATCGTGTCACCAGTGTCTTTTGTAACAAGTCCACCAGGAGCAAAAGATGCTGGTCTAATTTTTGGACCGTCTTTTCTTCTTGGTACTATTCCACCCTTACTAAAAGCAGGGATTCCTCTTTGTCTAGTATATTCATCATATAACTGTGGTGCTTTTGGTGTTTTTCCTGTTTTTGTAGTCTCTTCTGGAGTAACTACATTTGGATCTCGTTTTTTATCCTCTTCTCGTCTTTTTTCATTTTGCTGTGATGCCATGTATGCACCACCAGCAGCAAGAGATCCTCCAATAACTAGTCCTGCAGTTACAGGATTTTTTGCAATAAATTTTAAAAGTTTTGGTATACCTTTTTTAGCCATAGTAAAGGTAAGTTTGGTGAGTGTTCCCAAAACCGCTCTAATCAGACCCCCAAGAGGAGTGGCAAATAGACCAAAAGCAGCAAGTAAAGCAGGCCACCAATCACCAATAAATCGGAGAAGAGAATCTATTTTTTGCTGATTATCTTTATTTCCCAACCACCTTATAAGTTTAACAAGAATTCTTCCTAGAATAATTGTACTTATAAATTGTATAATTCTATCTAAAATATTTTGAACTGGAGATAAAACTTTTCTAGCCAATGATAAAGCCGCTTTACCACCCTTTTCTAGTAAAGATTCTTTGTTTACTCTTTTTTTACGTTCTTCCCTTCTTCTATCTCTTTCAAGTTCTTTTCTTAAAATTTTTGATTGTTGAGTCATAAGTTCAACAATCGACTCAACAGTTTTTCTAATTATGGAAATATCTTTTACAATTGATTCTAATCCAGTTACTTGTGAGTCTTGCTCATCTTTTTCTGGAAATGCTACTTTTTGAGCAACAAAAAATGACCCCGCTCTAACTGCAAGAGGACCTCCACCAAAACCCTCAGAACTAACTTTCTTTTTTTTAATTCTAAATCTACCAACCTTCCCCTTAATTCTTTTCCATTCGTCCGTAATAAGTTCTGCTTCTTCACTAGACATTTTTGCGCCAGTCATCCTGGCAGCAATCATTTTCTCTTTAAGAAGAGTTAGGTAAGTTCCATAATCAATATCAAAAACATCTTCTAAACCAAGAATTTTTAAAATTCTTTCATCAATTTCTTCATCAATAAGGTCTTCTTCACCTACACCATCATAAAGTCTTTCAGATTCTGGAGGTTGTTGTTCTTGATTTTTTTTATCAAACTTTACTAATCCAGGTTTTTCATCTTCTTTATTATTTTTTTTATCCTCAACTTTTGGTTTATCTTCTTTCTCTTCTTTTGGATCTTCTGGGGGATCTTGTCTTTTTTTAGTATCTTTTACATAATATTCCCACAAGTATAAGATATAATCATTATACAATCCCCATTCTTTAGAAGTTTCTGGGTTTGAATATTTTGGTGATGGGTAATCTTTTGTTGACTTATCCCATGCATTTAAAAAGATATCTCTTACTCTATCTGGATTTACATCATAAACATTAGATATCAAATACTTAGATCCTTCCATCCTATCAGATAGGATAGATCTCCACGTCCCCCGTTTTTTCTGAACAGAAGAGTAAGATATAAACTTTTCAACATGTGTGGGTTTATCCGCCATTTTGTTGCTGCTTAAGTTTTTCTTCTTCTAAATGAGCCTTCAAAAGAGCAACATAAACATCTCGCTCCCATGGAATTAGATTTTCAATCTCTGTTAATGAGTATTTATGGTACTGCATTAAAGCAAAATTTAATTTATAATAGTTCTCCAAATCCATGTGAGAGAGTGCTATGCGAAAAAACTTGAGAGTCCCTCCAGTACGACTGTGCTCTCTACTCCAGTTTTAGGATTTTTAACTTTTATCTCATGAGATAACTTTGGCATAGTCTCAAAGAACTTTTCAATTTGCTTAAATTGATTTGAGTTCATCTGGTCTAAAAAGTCAACAATTTCTTTTTTTGGAACATCAGATGCCACCCAAGATTCTTCTTCAGTATAAATTTGATCAATACATGAAGCAATTAATTCAAATGATTGTTCAACATTAGAATTTGAACCAAAATCAAAGTTACTCTTTATAAACTGTTCTAATGATGGATATTTCATCTCCATCATAATACTTTTATCTACTTTAATTTCTCTTGTATGATCATCATTCTTTTTAACTTCAATATCATCAATATTAATTTTTACTGGAACTAATGTTTCTTCATCATCTGGACATATTACATTAATTTCTAATTCTTCTCCCACAGATTTTCCACGAATATTAAGAAAAAGATATTCAATATCAAAAGTTGGAAGAGATTCAACTTTAATATTTCTTGTAATTATACAATTTTTAATTACCGATTTAATTGCATTTGTAATTTGCTTAGTATCTTCACTCTCTAAAGCAAGTACAAGAAGTTTTTCTTCCCTTACTAAAAAAGGTCTATATTTTATAGTATCTCCAGTTGATGGCAATTCAAGATCATACGTTGGTGTAGAAATTTTAGGTAATGGCATAATATCCTATAAAGTTTCAGTGTGATTATTTATTAAGCAACATTAAAAGTATTTCCAAGTTCTCTATTTAAAATTCTTCTTGCTTCAGCTTCTGTTCCTGCACCCACTAATCCAAAATCAATAGGTTGTCTAACTCCATCTAAAATGCTAGTAGTTTGTCTACTTAAAAATCTTTCAAATTCTGTCTGCCTCTGACGAAGAATATTAGTAAATTGAAGATCTTGTAAAAATGATTCTTGCGTTACATAATATCTATCATAAGATAATGATACGGTAACCTTTAATAAATCTGATGCTTCATAAGAAACAGGTATCGAACTAATTGACTTTGGAAATGCATTTACAAATTTGTAAATTATGGCAGGAGATATACTATCATTTCCAGAACCCAAACTCTTTTCATATTTTGCAATTTGAATTTCAGAAGATTGATATTGTGAAGGATATCTTACTCTAGAATAAAACCCATCATTTCTTATTCCATTTCCAGTTGCTTCACTCTCTCCAACAATATATCGAATCCAAGATTCAAAAAATCTAATTTGCAAATATCTACTATCTTGTGTTACCAAAAAAGTAAAGTCAATTGTATCATCATACATTCTCCGATATGCCATTTTTTGAGTGATTCCCATATAATCGCCACTATTTTCCAAAGTAGCCACACTTGAACCAGGCAAAGAAGCATCAACACATGTTAATTCAAATATCTCAGAATCAAAAGAAATTCCAAGATCTGCTGACATAAAATTCAACAATTCATCCTTTGGTTTTGGCATATAAACTGTGTATACTGAAGTAAGAGAAGGATTCAAAATCCTACTCTTGAGTTTACTCATTTTTACTCCAGCATTTACGGGTATTGCCATCTAAATAGTAATATTAGTTTATATTATATATAGACAAGTAAATGGGAGAAAGTATAAAAAGTAAATATAGACCATCTAATCCTAAAAAATATAAAGGAAATCCAAATAATATTATTTGTAGAAGTAGTTGGGAGAGAAAATTTTGTCGCTGGTGTGATTTAAATGAAAATATTTTGGAATGGGCAAGTGAAGAATTTTTTATTCCTTATGTATCTCCAATTGATGGTAGAGTTCATCGGTACTTTCCAGATTTTATTATTAAAGTTAAAGAGAGTTCTGGTGATATAAAAAAATATGTCATTGAAGTTAAACCAAAAAGGCAAACTGCCCCACCAGTAAAAAAATCAAGAGTCACAAAATCATTCATATATGAAGTAAAAACATATGAAGTGAATAAAGCCAAATGGAAGGCAGCTGAAGAATGGTGTAAAGATAGATTGTTAGAATTTAAAATTATAACAGAGGATGACCTAGGTGGTATAAAATAATGGCAAAAAAAACTTTATTTGAAGAATTAAGAGAGCAGGTTGATTTAGAAAATGGGAGGTCTCCATTTTTTTATCGAAGAGCATTCCGCAGGTTAACTAGGAAGTATCTATCAACTCCTGGTAAATTCATTCTTGATGAAAAAATGGATTCTTCTGATGATCCAGATAATAGAGACAGTAATGTTATAAGAAAAATTCCAAAACAGGGACATCTTTACATGTTTGAGTATAGTACTGAACAAAAAAATATGAAGATGTTTGATCCCTTTCCGCTAGTATATGTAATTAAATACGAAGGTTTATCTTTTACTGGGTGCAATTTACATTACATTCATCCAATTAAAAGAAAAATTGTTTTAGATAATTTAATGCAAGATAAATTGACAATACCATATAATTCTTTGTCTAAATATCTATTTTACTTATTAGATATTTAGACAAAGAATTATATGGTATTGTCAATTTATCTTGCATTAAATTATCTAAAACAATTTTTCTTTTAATTGGATGAATGTAATGTAAATTGCACCCAGTAAAAGATAAA